GGCTGGCCTGCGCAACTCTAAGTTCCCTTGCCATTCTGCATAAAGGATTCATCGGTGGCTTCGGTTCCCGCAAACTCGAATACGTTGACAAGTCAGGCGATCCAAAGAGTCTCTTTTGGAAAGCCCGAGAGTTCTTGGACAATCTACCGCTCGAATTTCGCGCGGGTTGGAGCCGAGACACAGATGCTCATTGCCGTATCACCTTTCCGCTTACTGGCAGTGCGCTCACCGGGGAGGCCGGCGACAATATCGGACGCGGAGATCGCACGTCAATTACGGTCGTGGATGAGGCAGCCTACATCGAGCATCCCGATGCCGTAGACGCGGCTCTGTCGCAGACCACGCGATGCAGGATCGATGTGTCCTCTGCTCACGGGATGGGAAATCCATTTGCACGCAAGAGACACACATGGCCGTCGGAGCAGATCAAGACCATCCATTGGCGCGACGATCCACGCAAGGACGACGCTTGGTACCAGGAGCAATGCGCCAGATATGATCCGATCGTGGTCGCGCAGGAAATAGACATCAACTACATGGCTTCTGTTGCCGGTATCCTGATCCCATCGGTGTGGATCCAGGCTGCCATCGATCTGGACAAGCGTCTTGGAATAGAAATGTCCGGCTCGCTCAAATGTTCCTTGGACGTCGCCGATGAAGGCCCTGACAAGAATGCCTGGACCGCGGCGCGCGGCATGAAGGTTCTGGGTTCGGAGGAATGGAGCGGGGAAGCCAGCAATCTATTTCGTTCTCTCCAACGTGCGTTTAGACTTTGCGATGAGATTGGTTCTGCCGATCTCGTTTATGATGCCGATGGAATGGGAGCTTCTATTCGCGGCGATGCCGAGATGATCAACGAGACACGAGACAGGAAGATTAAGACATATCCGTTTCATGCCTCGGGTAAGGTCGAGTATCCGGAGCGCGAGGACGTTCAGGGCAGATTGAACCAAGACCACTTCATGAACATCAAATCGCAGAAATGGTGGAAGCTGCGGTGTCTGTTCGAGAACTCGTTCAAGCTGTCCGAGAGATTGAAAGAGAACGGCGGAACACTCTTAGACACACCCGAAGAGAACTACATCGTCTTAGATTCATCCATGCCGTACCTGACGCAGCTCCAGCAAGAGCTGGCTCAAGTCATCTATGGACACACCATAACCGGGAAGCTGCAGATCATCAAAGCCGAGAAAGGGATGGCGTCGCCCAACCGGGCAGACTCGTTGATGATGCTCTATGGCGTGGACACAGACCCGCGAGGCAAGGTCCTGAACGTCGAGGAGATGGATCTTAGGACCGATGTGCAGATCCCGCTTCCCAACTACTGCGATGCTGTCTTCGCTGTCATATCCACGAACATGCGTCCTGGACGAGACACGGATGGAGCGGCGTGTGTCTTCTGCGCACACTATCTAAATGATTTCAATCCGCTTATCGTTCTGGACTGGGACATCACGGAATTGGATTCGCGTCTATTAGACACATGGATGTCCGGGATGTTCGCCAAGCTGGAACGCTATGCGCAGATCACCAATTCGTTGATGGGAGCGCAAGGCATCTGGTTCCAGGATGACACGACGGGCAAGGTCTTCATCAACAGAGCGGATAGACTCGGCCATGCCGCCCTGCTGATTGAATCGGAACTAGACGATGTCAACAGAGCCCTCACTGTGTCGGGAGCCGTCCGAGACGGAGTTGTGAAGATTGCGTCTCTTGCAGCAGAGAAGACACAGATGTTCAAGGGGGTTGACCGAAATCATCTAATAGGGCAGGTGGGTGAATTCCACCCTGGAGTGAAGGATTTGGAGGGAAAGGTAGCCCTCAATGCGTTCACTCATGCGATAGCTCTGAGCAAGGGAAATATAGACGGATACTAGCCTGCGTCCGGCAGCCCGAAAATGGACGCCTACCCCCTTGAAATTTCAGCCTAATTTCTAGAGTATTTCTCTTCCAGGGACAGGATCCTATCCATTCCTTGGACGGCGCGACCGAACAGCGCCCATTGCCTCGAAAGCCATCCAAATGGATCCTAGGGAGGATCCAGGGACTGAAATGATTCGCATCTGTGTACTATTGACCGGCGGGTGATTCCTATCCCTATTTGGACGTAGGGATCTTAGGGAGCACCTGTTTGATCACGCAGGGGAGGGATTCGGCCTCCTTCATCTTCTCGAGCTCCCTGCGCCATAGCGGGATGGGACGTGGCCTCTTCACCGCGGGTTCGCCGCGCGCTGGACCTTCTTCATGCGGTAGCGCCGCCACGCCTCGTCCTCGCGCCTGTCATTCATCTCTTGCTCCAGCTGGTCCTCGAAGAGCTCGCTGTCGTATCCAGTCGAGCGCCAGACATTGCGGAGCATCGCCTTGACGTGTTCGTCGTTGTAGTCCATGGATCGCTCCTACTTGTAGCGCGGCCATGCGCAGACGTGGCCGTTTAGATACTTTTCCAGCTCCATTGTGAACACCCACTGCTTGGACCGCTCAGGCTGCCGCTTCTGTTGATCGGTGTGCCATTCGGCGGCGTTGCACAGAGCCGCCCACATTGACTTGCTGATGGTCATAACTTGAACCTCCATATGCCCGCCCCAACGCGGGGCGGCAGGGTAGGGTAGCATATGGAACATGGATGACTAATTGAATGTTACAGAGGGGGAGCAGTCTTAGATCTATTCTGCGAACAGAAGATGGTATTCCACTCAGGGTAATATAGTTGCTATTCCGAGCCATTCTTCGCAACTACATTTCGCGCTCTGCGTGGTACACCTTGCGGGTCGGCAGGCGATGCCGTCCGGGCCTCCAATCGGCAGCCCGTCCTTCAAGGTAGGTCATATCCATGTCTAAGTCCACTGTCAAGGCCTCTCCCTTCGCGAACGCGAAAGTTCTGTCGGCGGAGGATAACTTCAAGGCGGTCTACAATCGGCGCGACCGCATCACGGTCGGCGTCAAGGGCCGCAACGGATCGGTCAAGGGCCTCGCTCCCGAGCGCATGTTCGCGGCTCTCGCGAAGGTCGCGAACAAGTCCGGCGTTTCCACCGTCGGTGACTATCTCGATCACTTCGAGCCGCTCTGCAAGGCGGTCCCGCTGCCCTCCAGAGGCACCCCGCGCGGCATCCTGCGCTTCTACGCGACGATGGGCGTGCTCATCATCGCGCCGTTCGTGGCTCCGGCGCGTAAGGTGAAGGCGGTCCCGGCCGAGGTCAGCGAGGTCCCGGCCGAGCTCCCGCAGGTCTAACGCGAAGCGGGCCGCCCTCCGGGGCGGCCTTCTTTTATCTACTACATTCAATTCCTCTTAGAAGGTGATTCTTCAGCTCTTCTGAGAATAGGAATCCGGATCCGTATACTTCTCTTCATTGAAGACGCCACGTCTAGAAGACACAGACTCTGGAAAGATGCAGACGCTGCGGCCTAATCGTCTTCACAGACACAGAGTCCGGAGCAGACACAGAGTCAATCGCGCGAGTAGACACCGGAACTACAACCGACACAGACACAGACCGGATCCGCTCTGGAAGACACACCGCCTATACGTCTCAGACACAGAATTCCTAATAGTCTCAGACACAGAATTTTGAACGGATCCGCTCCGCTCTTCTCAATAGGGGGTGGGGTGAGCGTCACGTCCGAGACACAGAAATCCATACAGACACAGACACGGAACGTCCTAGTAGACACAGACACAGACACAGACACAGACACAGACACAGACACAGACACAGACACAGACACAGGAATTCCTATAGATCCGCTCTGGGATCTTCAATACCGGGTGGGGTGATTCATTCCGCCGGAATAGAACGGATCCGTTCCGTCCCCCTGACTGCACAACTTATAGGCGATCAGGACTTCAAGTCCCTTACGCGTTCAGTCACGTGAGGACTGAGGCTGACGGTCCGTGTTGAGGGCGTCAAGTCATCTTCATTCCTGGAAGGGATCCGCTCCGGTCAGTCCCCTGAACAGTGACGCTCAGGCCGTCACGCTCACAGTGATCAGGGGAGGCTCATAGTCATTCAGTCATTCAGTCCTCCTGGACCGGATCCGCTCCGGGACCGGAACCGGACCGGAATGGAGGGTGCGACAAATTGTCGCAGGGGGTGCGACGGATTGTCGCATGTGGCGTTTTGTCGCATGCGACGGATTGTCGCATGCGACGGATTGTCGCATGTGGCGTTTTGTCGCATGCGACGGATTGTCGCATGAGGCGAGCCTGCGACGATTTGTCGCATGCGACATAGTGTCGCAGGGGTGCGACAGATGGTCGCATGCGGCGATATGCCGCAGCGCCTCGCGCCCGCGACACTTTGTCGCATTGCCAGCGGCGCGCGCGCACGCTAGGCGAGCCTGCGACACTTTGTCGCATTGCCGACGGCGGCAACGCATGGTTGCGATTTGCCTGCGGCGTTTTGTCGCATTGCCAGTGGCGCGCAACCATGGGTTTGCACACGTAATAATGTTGCAAAAATAGGTTTAACAACGCAACCAAAATACAAAGCGAAAGGCGCATAAAACGCGGGCTGGGCAACCAGCGCGGGCCGCCGCTTTGGCGGGTACCGCACTAGCCCCTAGCTAGGGGCGCACGCAAAGCGAGCATCGCAATGGCAAAAGCAACCAAAACCGAAAAGGCGCTACCGTTCGCGCCATTGGCAACCGAGGCGCACAAAGGCGCGGCATGGGGCAACGATTGGCACATCGCCATCGGTGCCAAGGGTCGCAACGGCACCGTGCAGGGTTTGGCACCTGCACGCATGTTTGCGGCCATTGCCGCAGTGTCGGCTAAGGCGGGCAAGTATGCCGGTACCGCCACCGTCGCCGACTACGTGGCGCACTTCGACCCGTTGCTCGCCAAGTCGCCGCTGCCGGGCAACACGAAAGCCGCTGGCATACTGCGCTACTACGCTCGAAAGGGCGTTGTGCTAGTCGGCCCAGCCAGCAAGCCCAGCAAGCCCAGCAAGCCCGCCAAGCCCGTTGTCGTGGCCACCGAAGCCGCCATCGCGCAAGCCGCCGAAGCGGTGGCCAGCGATGGCGCGGCCGATGTGGCGCACGATACCAGTGCGCTCGCTGGCAACGCCTAGCAAGGCGCGTAGGGCGCGCATGGTGCGCGCCCTACACCTTACCCTAACCCCGAGGTACCAATGGCAAACCGAAACACAAATGCTACCCAAGCCGCCCGCGCGAAGCGCGCGGCAATCGCCCGCGCCGCGCGCCGCCGCGACCGTCGCGACCGAGTGCTATCGTACGTTGCACTCGCCTGTTGCTTGCTTACCGTCGCGGTACTCGGTACTCGCGCCGTGCAAGTGTCGCTGGCCACACCGATAGTTGCACCCCGCGCCATTGCGCACGGTATCGTTGCGCAACCGGGCATGTATGCTCGGTACAATGGTGCAACCGAGTGTCGCATGGTTGGCCAGTCGCAGGTATCGTGCAACAACGGTTATACCGGGCCACAGTAGCAAAACAAAACGCACTGCCCCCGCAAGTTGCATCGCGCAACTGGCGGGGTCGGTTGCTGTTTGCAACCTACCACCCACGGACAGTATAAGTATTCATCCTCTGGGTCCACCTCCGTCTTACGTGCGGACTCCACGGCCTCCCCGTCCAACCTGAACTTGAACAGCCGGGCTCGCGTGGCTATCCATTTCAACCGATGCGATCTTCCAGAGCTACCGGAATCGGTGCGTCGTTGAATATTTTCTGGGAATTTTTCGGAGCATTCGCCTTGTTCTTCAAGGCCGAAGCGTCTACTGAAGGTCGGGCCAGAGCCTTACGGGGCTCTGCCCTCCCCCTGCTGACAGCGAAGCCCTAGTCGAACCAGCCCTTCTGTTCCGCCAGCTCTACCATCTGCAGCAGGCCGGGTACCATCCAGCGGCCATCGTCGTCGTCCTTCCAGTAGTCGCGCGCCTGGGAAAGTGTGAACTCATGACACCCCGCCCAGATCACGACGGCGTTGTCGCGCCGGGGGTGTCTGCCGGCCAGGAAGGGATATCCATGCGGCGATCCCAGATACAGGATGCCTTGGCAGTGGGAGAAGCATGCTCTCTCAAGAGCCGACTCAGCGAAGATCGCCTGCTTCAAGTTGCTGTTCTTGAAGACGACCTGGATCAGGGACGTTCGGACGAAGCGGGCCATTGTGAGGTCGCAGTCCTGGAATAAACAATGGTCCAGTTCTGCCGATTGCCAGTGCGTGAATTTCATAAGCCCGCCCCGGAAGGCCACGGAGTCTAGGTCAGAATTCGAGAAATCTGCATTCTCGAGCGTGCAGGTATCGAGCAGCACGTGGGAAAGATCGCCGAATCTGGCTTTCTCGAAATTGCAATGCTGGAACACCAGCCTTTGCAGGTTCTTGTTGGCGAAATCGGCTTCCGAGAAGTTCAGGTTTTGGATCTTGAAGGACCGGCGATCTTCTCTCTGCATCCTCTGCAGCTTTGTCAGGAAAGCATTCAGATCGATCTGTTTTCTTTCGTATTCTTGGAGCAAGTCGATCGGAGCCTGCACCGCTTCTGCACTTTTCGGATATGACATTTGACTTTCTCCTCTAACCGGCCCTTATCGGCCATTGCCAGTGTGGCATGGTGGAGGGCGGAATTATACATGATCTTACGGCGCTCCGCGAGTTTCTGCGATCCTATCCGCGCTAGATTCAGCAGACTGGGAAGGAATCAGACATGGCGATACCTCCATCGGGGGCCGGGCCTCCGGGAACGACCAAAGAAGGCATCTTCAGCATGGTGACGCATGCGCTAGAGTCCCTCAGGGCAAGCCCGCTGCTCCTGCTGGTTCTGCTGCTCAACATGCTGTTCGTGCTGGCGGTCGGCTACTATCTGCTGCGTCTCGAGCAGTACCGGTCCGAGGATCGAAAGACGTTGATGGTCATGCTCGACAAGTGCCTGAACATGCGCGATCGGAATCCAGCGTCGATGCAGAAGGGAATGTTCCGGTCCGAGGAGGCTTCATGTCCCATTCCACTGAATGTCCCAGTGCGTTCCGTCGCATCGCCTTCGCCAACGGATGCACCATGTTCATGCGAATCCCAGATCACGACGCCCGAATAACCGACCTGACCTGGATGGTGCGAGAAAGGCGGGTCGTGATAGAAAACATGAGCATGGCGGAGGCGGCGGCGTGGGCCTCCGCCGTCGATCTCTACAATGTGCCTCACTGGGGCGAGGGGTGATCCGGCTTATCGTCGTCGTCGTCTCCCTTCACGACCTTGTATTCCTTCTTGACCCATCCGAGTTCCGAGTTGCCGCGCACATGCTCGTGGATCAAGCGGCTGAATGTCATGCAGTTCCCGCACAGCCGGTAGCCGTGCTCTTGGTCGTATTCCCACACATGGTCCTCGCGCCCGCACGGGCGCTCGGTCAGATATGTCCTCCAGTGCGACCGGACGTCGTGCGCCCTCCTCTGCTGTCCGGTTTCACGCAGGTGACGCTCGATCTGCTGGATCGGCTTGGTCCGAGGGATCGCCAGCGTCACGACATGGTGGTCGATCTCGGGGCGACGATGCCGGAAGTTGGGTCGGTATCCCGGGTCCCGTTTCAGCTCTCGCGTTTGGATGGGCACTTCGTTGAGCATGGCCAGGACGGTCACGAGCCAGCGCATGTGTCCGGCGAATTCTCGTAGTTCCCCCTTGGCCGCCGAGCCAAACTTGAATCCATCGGGATCGCCGCCGCGCCCCGATTCCGCCATGTCGATCAGCGGCTTGTAGAACGGCGACACGAGTGGATAGGCGTGGCGGATCAGGGCGGAGGTGGCGAACGGCATGGCGTTGTATGAGAGCTTCGTTCCGGGTTCTGGGGCCTGCTTGATATAGCCCCACAGACTTGCCGCGCCCGCCTGCGCTCCTTCTGACAGGATGGCATGGTTCTGGTCGTCGTCCATCGTAGAATTCCGTGCCGGGACGATGACCGGCGTGTAGCCGTGGATGGTCTTCATGACCTGGAGGTGGTTGGTCGTGAACCAGACCGAGACCATGTTCGGTCCCATGGGCGAGTCTCGATGATCATATGGATATATGAAAGGGATCACCAGCGAGTCTGTCTTGTTGACCCGGATCAGCAGATAGCCCATGAGATCCTTTTCATGCGGCATCGTCAAGTCTTGGCCCGTCGTGTCTAGCGTTCCCAACGAGATGGACGTCGCTATCTTATCTATTAGATTGAACTCGATCCAGGTCGTTTCATACGGGAGGGTGGCGTACTGGACCCGGTTCAGGATCTTGGCCGGCGTGGTGTTGGCGGCTTCGGTCGCCAGCTCAACGAAGCCCGAGTCTAATGTGAAGCGATGCGCCCTCCGCATCCATATCTTGTGCTGGAGCACGGTTGCATCATAGAGCTTCCCGTATCTGCCGGGCGGACGCAGCACATGCGAGCCATGCCGCGTGTCGTTCAGCCATCCGGCAACCAATTCTGCTAATGTCGGTTCTTTTTCTTCGTTCATGCGAATCTCCGAGGGGAGAGAAGGACCGGGGACGTGCCCCGGCCCCGTGTTCAAGTTCAGCGCCGCCGGGGTTCCGTCCCCAGCAACTCGTCTGCCGCCATCCGGTTCCGGGCCATCTCGACCTTGCGCTCGATCTCTTCCTTGATCGTCGGATACCTTGGCTCGGTCTTTTGAACTTCGGCGATGGCCTTCTTGAGCAACGCCATTCCCCTGCCGGGCAGAGTGATCGGCTTTGGCTTCCACTCGGCGACCTTTTCTCGGATCCAGGCGGCAGCCTCTTTCGGCGATGCTTCTTCGCCGAGGTTGAGGCCGAGGTTGAGGAAGTTGGGCTCGAACAGAATGGAAGCCTGATGCATCGAGATATCGAAGAATCGGGCCGCTGCCACGACATAGTCTCTCTTGGCGTCCAAGTCGTAGTTCAGCTTCTTGAATCCCGGCTTCCATCTGCAATGGCCCAGGATGCAAGCGTCGAGGTATCCCATTCTGAATTCCTTGTCGGGGACTTTCTCGACGATGTCTGCGGCCTTCAAGAGCAACTTGGTCTTCATGACATTTCTCCTTGCGTCAGGCCCGGCAGGTGCCGGGTGCCGCCAGCATGGCAGCGTGGAACATGGAACGCTAGTTGAATTTTGCATCGAGCGGTCTGCCGTCCCTTAGATAGTCCAGCAGACTGCGGTAGCAGACACAGAGCGCATCGGTCAGATCGACGGTTAAGATCTGTAGATAGTCTACCTTCCATCCCGAGCCGGTATTCCAACATTCGGCCCAGATGTCGGTCGGCTGGTTGTTCTCATCCATTAGTTCCACCCGCCACGTCGGGAACTTCAGATTGGCGGGCGGTTGTTCTTGCATTCCCAGATAGGAAGTTTGACAGGTGAATAGCGTAGACTTGACTTGCGAATCTTCTGCTTCCGTCATGGGCTGACTCCTTCTACACGCCGCCCGGCAAATCGGGCAGCCTTATAGCATAGCACGCGGGTTGCAGGAAACCAGCTGAATATTACAGATCTTTGGACCGCTCAACGGCTGTGCAAGTAGATGCTTCCCAGTCCAAGTCCGAGAATTCCAGAGAAGACATAGGTGGTCCACGCATCGAGTTCCAGAAGATCGCCGCACACATAGCCGACAAGAAATCCACCCAGCGCTCCGATGAGCAAGACCTTTATCAGACCGGACATAATGGCTCCTCTAGCGAAAAGGGAGGGCAGCCTGAGCTGCCCTCCACCCGGTTCGGGCTAGTGCAGTTTCTTCGTCCGCTGCTTTTCCAACCACTCGGGTATCTGCGATGCCGGAAGCGGGTAGGGCAGCTTCGGGATCGCGGGCTGCGGGTTGAAGATGCTGAGGTGCATCCAGCGCCAGAAGCGTTCGCGGGTCAGGGCATAGTAGGGCGTGGCCTGATCGACGTGGACCCTGTACCGGATCTCGTAGCCGAGGGCTTCGAAGAATACCGGCGGAAAGGCGTCAAACCGGCCATTCACCGGGTTGGCGTTCGCGGCGGGGATGCCCAGCTTTTCCCGCGCCTTGGCGACTCTATCGACTCTCTTGTTCATTTTCTTTCTCCTATTCTTGTAGATGCGAAGCGATGAATACCGTCGTGTCGTCGGCATCCAAGCTGCCGTCGAGCAGCCAGTCGATTATCTCCGGGAGCTTCTCCTTGGCGTACTCTCGGTCAAGCTTGGCTTTCTGGGCGAATAGCTCCGAAGAGCATAGCCGCTCGAGAGCTTGTGCCTTGTCGATTTTCTTCTCGAGCAGTTCCCGAACGACTGTTCTGGCCAGTTCAAGGCGTTTCGTGATGCGTGTTGCCATTTCTTCTCCTACGGTGAATAGAACAAGCCCCTTGCCGGGGCACCTTAAACGTAGCATAATGCTACTGGATGACCACATGAGGTTTACATGAGCGCAGCACCTCCCCCAATCGGCGACAACGTTCCGGGGATGTATTCCCAGATCGGGTCTGCCTTCACTTCCATTCTGATGTCCGATGACATCGTGCCGGGCTCGTCGCCGTCCTACGAGACCTGCAAGAAAATCTACGAGTTTCACCCTCTGGGCGCGAAGATGGTGGAGAAGCCGGTCCGCATCGCCATGTCCCAGGAACGGGATCTGCTGGTCGCCGACGGTCCCGTTGACGAGTGCCAGAATGCCTTTGCCAAAGAATGGACGGCGCTGGGCTGCGACCGCAACATCTTTTCTTGCCGGGTGCAGAGCAAGGTCTACGGGATCTGCTCGCTGGCGGCGATGGTTAAGGACGAGCCCAATGAGACGGCGCTGGACATCGCGAATCTATGGAAGAAGGAGGTTCGGCTCCAGGTCTACGACCCTCTGAACACCGCCGGTTCCCTGGTCCTAAACCAGAACCCGCTGGCCTGGGACTTCCAGCACGCGCAGGAAATCACCGTGCAGGGATCTTCGTTCCACCGCTCGAAGGCGCGTGTGGTGCTCAACGAATTCCCGGTCTACATTTCCTACACGTCGTCGGCCTATGGATTCACCGGGCGCTCGGTCTACCAGCGGTCGCTCTATCCGCTGAAGTCGTTCATCCAGACCATGATCACGAACGACATGATCGCGGTCAAGGCCGGGACGATCATCGCCAAGTTCAAGCAGGCGGGCTCCATCATCACCAACGCCATGCTGGCGATGTTCAACCAGAAGCGTGCCGTCATCAAGCTGGCGCGCACCGGCAACGTCGTCAGCGTGGGCGTCGAGGAGAGCGTAGAATCGCTGGATCTCAAGAATATCAGCGAGCCGTTCGCGCTGGCGCGGAAGAATATTGTCGAGGATATCGCGGCAGGCGCACCGATGCCCGCCCAGATGCTGACGGATGAGAGCTTCGCGCAGGGATTCGCCGACGGCACCGAGGATGCTAAGGAACAGGGCCGCTACATCAACTCCGAGCGGAAGGCGATGCAGCCTCTGTATGACTTCCTCGATCCGATCGTGATGGCGCGGGCCTGGACTCCCGAGTGGTATGTCGGGATTCAGGCACGCTATCCCGACTTCAAGGACGTCGATTTCGACACCGCATTCATGAAATTCAAGAACAGCTTCCGAGCGACGTGGCCCGAGCTGATTCAGGAGCCGGAGTCCGATCGCATCCTGATTGCCGAGACGAAGCTCAAGGCGCTGATCGCTATCTTCCAGGTGTTCCTGCCGAAGCTCGACAATGACAATCTCGTCATCGTGGCGAAGTGGGTGGCGGACAACATCAACGAGATGAAGGAACTCTTCGGCAATCCGCTGAACCTGAATTACAAGACGCTGGAGAACTTCACGCAACCGGGACTGGACATCGAGGGCGAGACGCTGGACCCGGTGAAAAAGCAGCATCCCTGGTCCGCTGCTGACAGTGCCGAAAAGGCCATTGTCCAGCTCAGCAGTGCTGCTGAAAGCATCCGCCGGGCGCGCGAGGAGCGGAATGCCCGGCTCGAACGCCGGGACAGCAAGAAGTAGTCACTTCTCGGCAAGGCTGCTCCTCACCCACGAGCGAACATGCGGGCGGATCCTTTTCTCCTTCCAATCGGGGAAATTCCTGAGCAGTTTGAAGACCAGGAAGTTCTCTATTCGTCTGGTATGTTCCTTCGGAACAGGGTTTATCTGCGTCACCCGTTCATCGAGCGCGTCCCAGACGAGCGGGCCGATTTCCTCATAGTCGTCGCCGAGCGGGGTTTCAGATCCCATAGAGCGCACGAGTCTACACTCTCTGCAGACCTTGCGCAGGAAGAAATTGTGCGTTCCGCAGTGGTCGCACACCCATTGCTCGCCGTAGATCATTTAGAAGTCTCCTTCGCTTTTACCTCGTTGCAGACCTTCATGTGCCCAGCTTCTGCTTCTTCCCATGTCGCATAGCGCCACATTGATTGATTGTCGGGGCCGCCTAAGATCATGGTCTCAAAGAGGATGGGAGGCCCTTCGTCGGTGAAGTTGTGATCGATGCCAAGGAACACGGTTGAGACTAGAATGTCTTCGTGTTCCCAGTAACCGACGATGCGTTCACCGGTCTTGCGGGCATTCTCGAGCCATTTTCCCCACGTCAGACTGTTTTCTACCGGCATGGGGTTCTTGCCGACAAGGATGTAGAACATCAGACATCCTCCCAATAGGATTCGCGTGAACGAACGTATTCCTCGACGTGGAGAACATACCAGCAGTAGATCCGGGTGCGCTTCCACATCCACCAGTGCCAGTCGGCAACGTGCGCCGACTGGCCGCCTGTTCTCTTGACGAGCAAGAGTCACTTCTCGATGGTGATCAGGCCCTTGTCCGGGCCGCCCCAGCGGTAGTTGGGCTCCTCGTCGCTCGGGTCTACGCGGGTCTCCATCACCGCGAACCACTTGCCCTTGAGGTTGTCGGCGTTGTCCTGCGCTTCCTCCTTCGTGGGGAATCTCAGGGCGTTGCCCACCCATTCATCGCTCACGAGGACCATGGGGCGGTAGCTCTTAACGTCTGTCATTGCTTTCTCCTTCGCCGAATTGGCACGCCAAGCGTAGCCCGGCGGATTGCCGGATGCCAGCTGAAGTTTACACAGTCCTAGTCAATGTCGCTCGGCCATTTCGTTCCTTCAGGAACCTTGTAGGTTTCCATCGGTTCCCAGTACAGATAGGCGATGTCCGGCCATGCCTCGGCGATCTTCGTCCGTCTCATCTTGCGCAGGGACTTGACCCAGGACCACGCTTCTTGGTTGAAGACCTTCTCATGGAAGTCCGATTCCATGAAATGCTGGCAGAAGTCGATGACGCACGTGTCTACCGCCGGGCAGTCTGCCATCTGCTTGAGGCGCTCGACCTTTTTCTTGGATGGGTGTCCCATGCCCATGTTGCTGCGCGCGAAGATCGCGGACAGGATGTGAAGTTCCCGCAAAGAGATTCGGTTGCTCTTGCTGGCCATGGGTCACTCCGTGTCCGGCGACTTCTTGGATGGGCTTTCGGCTTCTGTTATTTCTTCTATGATGTTGTAGATCGCAGCCGTTTGACGGAACAGGGTTATTTCCTTCTCCAGGAATGCCTCGACGTAGACCTTGATCACCCGGACACGCAACCGCTGCTCGCCTTCATGGTCCGTCAGATCGCAGTCGCCGGCGGACTTTCGGAGGGATTCGGTGGTGTCTAGGAGCCTCTTCAGGTCATTGTAGGCGTCAGCTATAGATTCCATGAATATGTTCAAGGGCATTTCTTTCTGGAGGAACCCCGAGCAGAATTCTCGCATGGCTCTTACCAGCAGACGGAAGTCCTTGCTGATGTCTGGAATATCGGATTCGGTGTCTAAAGACATTGCATTGCTCCATTTAACGCCCCGCCACTTGGGGCACCTTATAGTGTGCCCGCCCGCGTGCCCGAACACAAGCAGAATTGTACAAGAGGGTTCCCATGTCGCAGAACGGCGCAGTCTATATTCTCCCCCGGAAGCCGATGGCAGCTCCCAAGACTTCTGTCTCCATCGGAGGAGAAGCGGTGGTCGTCGTGACCGGACCGATCCGCGGCGGCTACGTGCAGAACCCGTCTAACGCCGAGAGCAGTCTGTTCCTTGATTTCGTGAATACGCCGGGCTGCATCAACCGTAGATGCACGACTCTTGAGATCCGCCCCGGCGAGACCATCCAACTGCCGATTCTTCATGAGGGCGTGCAGGTGAAGGCCAATGCGATTTCTTCAAATCATCGCTTCACGGCTATTGTCTGGTAAGGGAGTCCCGACCATGATATTCATTGCAACACTCCTGATTGCCGTCACGACGGTTGACGGCGCAAAGGTTTATGTCAATCCCGCGTTCATCACGAAGCTCTATCCATCCAAAGAATCTGAAGGACTGTCCAACGAGCTTATCGTCAAGGGTGTACGCTGCATCGTGACCATGACCGACGGCAAGTTTCTTTCGGTGACCGAACCCTGTGACTATTTGCGGAAGCTGATCGAAGAATAGAGTCATTTCCATCGTCTGCCAAACCATGGAGGAAGCCATGCCGTTGACGGCCAAGGGTAATGAGATCCTTGCCAACATGAAAAAGGAATACGGTGCCGAGAAAGGAGAGAATGTGTTCTACGCCAGCAAGAAGGCGGGCACCATCACGGGAACCGATGCCGAGGCGCAAGACCGGAGTTCTGCCGGGCACAAGGCCGAAGCCGAGAAGCTCGGCAAGATGCTCGAAGACGAACGAGACCCTGCCAAGAGAAAGGAGCTTCAGGAGAAGATAAAATTCCACGAAGGAGAAGTGACGGTGGTCGGCGACGTTGCCGCAGATGCCACCTTGATGGACGCAGTAGCCCGTATCCGCGGCGATATGGCGTCCCATAAGAATGCGCTCGACAGCCTCACAGGGACGTTATACACTGTTAGCTCTCGTCTCAAGAGGCTCGAAAAGTGATCCAAGCTGCGGGCATTCTACTACTCAGCACCGAAGGGCGGGTGCTCCTCCTTCAACGATCTGAAGCGGGAGATCTGCCTGGAACGTGGTGCTTCCCAGGCGGGAAGCTGGAAATCGGCGAAGACTGCTGCTCCGCCGCTATTCGCGAAACAGAGGAAGAGACAGGGTGCAAGCTCCCCAAGACTCGTTGCGAGGAATGGGCGAGACGGATTGCGTGCGACAACGCAATCGACTCTGTCGACTTCACCACATTCATAGCGAGGGACGTCAAGGAATTCGTGCCGGTTCTAGACGCCGAGCATGTTGCGTTCTGCTGGGTGCCTCCCACCCAGCCGCCTGAAGGACTTCATCCCGGTTGCGCCGTTGCCTTGAACAAGCTGGCTCCCGACTGGAATGAACTCTGCGTGGCGAAGGCTGTCCGCGACGGGCAGCTCACATCTCCGCAGACCTTCGAGACCATCACGTTCTTCGACGTGCGGGTCACGGGCACCGGCGAAGCCTTCCGTTCTGCCAAGCGGGACGAAAAAGGAGATATCGTCTACGACGAAGAGCGCGTCTGGCGAGAACCCTCGATCTATCTCAACCCGGAGTTCCTCGAACGGGTCAATGCCGTTCCAGTTATCTTGGAACATCCGGACACCTCTACTCTCACCACGGAGGAATATCGCAAGAGAACGATTGGAGCCCTGACTCTCCCCTACATCAAGGGCGAGGAAGTGTGGGCGATTGCCCGCATCCAGGATCAGGCTGCCGCGAAGATCATGACGGAGGAGCAGCTTTCCACTTCTCCGGCAGTCTCGTGGAACGATCCCACGGTGAATGTCGCGGGCAAGCTCCGGGACGGTTCCAATTTCATGCTCGAAGGAAAGCCGACACTGCTAGATCATCTCGCCGTCTGCTGGCAGGGCGTATGGGACAAGGACGGCGCACCTCAAGGCATCAACATTTCAAGAGGAGACAGCATGGACAACAAGGAGCTGCAGACCCTGATCGATCAGAACAATCTGATCACCAAGGCGCTCGGCAATATCACGGGGAGCATCGAGACGTTCAACTCCCGGCTCGACAGCGTGGAGAAGCGTCACAGCGAGACGTTGAAGAAGGAAGCCCAGCGCCGCCTGGA